CAACTACGCCTGCGGCGTTTACTCCATCCTCGGAAGGATCCACTGGAATAGTCTCGTCAAGCGAGTACAAGTTAATGACGTCGTTCTCGTCGTATTGTCTGAATGGTAGGATTCTTAGTGCCATTGTATTTAGTGTTAAAGTTTTTTAGTTGCTTAATAGTTTATTATTACATTGTCTTCCGAAAAAGCTTTTTCGAATTTATCGCGAAAGGAGCCTTCCTTTTCTGCTGTTTCTGCATTGTTGGATGAAACTTCTTCGGATGTGGCCTCTACTTGATCCAAGGCAACTTCCGTTTCTCCTTCATCATCCTTTGCTTCTGTCTTCTCTTCTGTTTTTAAAGTAGTCGAAACTTCTTTAGCTACTTCAGCTTGGACAGCCTTTTCAAAAATTTCCTTTTGTTCCTGAATGAACTCTTTCGCTTTATGGCTAAAGATGACCTTCATTTTTTCTTGGAATGCCGAAAATGATTCTTCGGTCAAGTCAAGAGAACGGACATCCGCAACAATAACCTTTCGGTCTTCATCGGACAATTCGTATTCTTTATCAAGTTCTTCCATTCTGCCGTTGAACAATTGTTCTGCTTTCGCTTCGGCTTGTTCGCTTTCGAGCTCTTGAACTCTTTCAGTGGAAGAGCTAAGGTCTTTCTCGATCAACTCGATTTTCTTTTCCAATTCGACTTGAGCATCAACAGCTTCTTGCTTGGCCTGTTCGGCTTCCGCCTTTTCAGATACGTATTGCTCGCTCTTGTCGCGAATCGCATCGGATACGACTTTGATTATATTGGCTACACTTTCTTCGGAAAACTTCTCTTCAGATTTTTCCTCGATTAACGCCTTAATTTGATCTAGTAGTTCGTTGACTTCCATAACATTTTTGATTTCATCCAAATTTACATGTGTTTTCCCTGCATGGGAATTATTTTTTTTATAAATATTTATTTTTTTAGAAAAAGCAGTAGACTTTACATGGATAATTTCTACATCCTGAGGGTCGTCATTCGCCTCTATCTCTTTTTTTTTATCTTCTCCATGCAAGAAGATTCCCTTGACATCGGCTGCTGGGTTCGCTGTGAATCCTATGCCCAGCGGATAAACATCTCCGGTCACTAATCTATATACTTCCGTTCCGTCTTCTAGTTTGCCAGAACCATCAAATGCCCTGAGACTAGCTTTTAATTCTTCTATATGTTTTTCGTCTTCTATTATTTCGGCTTCTTCAAGGTTTTTGCTGCCAAGGGCAATAACGTAATCACTAAAGCCTATTTCCCAACTAGCGGAAACAGATTGATATAATTCATCTTCGGGGTTTACGGATCTTTCCACTAAGGAAGCAAATTCCGAATTCACTGCTTTATATACTACAGACGCCAAGGCTATATTAAAAGGGGTTAAGTCTTCAGGGTCAATTTCGTCCCTCCTAATCAAGGAAGCTTCACCGTATTTAGAGAATCCTGCTGAAACTACATGGCCAACGACTTTTTGTTTATTGTGTTCTATATTCGTTGGTTTATTTATAAAGTAATCCAAAGCCGCTAATGCAGTTTCGGTTGTTATCCCATCATCGTTCTTATTAAATCTATTAACTACAGCCGCGTTGAACGCAATTCCAAGGAGATCAATATTTCTATCAAAATCAATATCCTGAGGTATCAATGGCTTCAATGAAGAAAGAGAAGCTTCCGATAATCCTGAACTTAGATTTTCTACACTCTCAGATGAAGCTCGAACTTCGTCGTTAAAAGATGTTATATACTTATACGGCAATCCCATGGGAAAGGATTACACTTCTTTTTTATTACTGTGATACAACAATGAAGAAGGGTATAAATCGAGTTCGTGCTTTTGGGATAATTCCAAAATCTCAGAGATGGGCAACAGGGATTCTATCTTGTCGAAATTCTTTATACAATTAGTAACTTCTCTTTTCCAGTTCTTTTTCTCTCTTGATGAAACTACCGATTTGCACAAATCCATTAGCATCCCCTCCCGCTCCTTACTCAAGGACTCAGTTTTCATTTTTTTATTCATCCTGTCTTTGGAATGAGAATAAAGATCTTCGACCTCATATATAATAGATTGAACTTCCTTCCTACTATACAACTCTTCAGCCCTAGTAGTATTGGTTTGCTTTATCTCCTTTGTGCCTGTAGGTCTTCCAGCCGATGGCTGCCCTGTCGTTTCATTACTTTCCGGAGATTCTATCATGGGAACGCCACCGATTAAAGGATTAAACAAACCATCCTCCCTTTCCTTGACATATTCCTTTTGTGCTTCCTTCAAGTTTTTAGAATCAGGGTATATGCCTGTCTTCATGGCCTTAATCCCTTGTTCCGGAGTAATTATGCCTATTTCAAGTAGTCTTGTTACGACTCTCTGGAATTGAACCTCATCCTTAATATCTATTTCCTCAAATCTAGCCACAGGATAATCCCTGAATCCTAAATTTTGACACACCATCTTAATCTGGTCTTGAAGGAAATTATTCAAAAAAGACAACCTGGCTTCCTTTAGTCTTTCTAAAAATATCTCGGCTTTTACTTGGGTATTCGCGAATTTATCATTGCCGACAATAACATTTTGCAATCCTTCTTTAATGTCCTCGTTGACTATTTGATATTTCTGGGGGCCTATTATTTTGCTAATATCAGGAATCACGAACTCAGCCTTAGTGGTATAATCGGCCACCATAACTCTTCCTACGCTTTCGTTTTGAAATAAAGATCTTGCCGCAGAAAGATTCTCTGGATTTATTCCCCCTTTTTCAGGCTCTGCTCCCATAGTTATAAGAAGAATAACATTCTCGATGGTTTTACTTATCGCTTGGTCAACCTTCTTTAATTCAAGTTTCCAGTTGATGTCATCCAATACCGGGAAACCAAATGGAACGGCAAATGGCTCATAATCTTGTTTCTTATAAAAAGTGCTAGACAGTTTTGTGGAATCTAGGGTTATCTCTATCCCATTTGGAGACCATGTTCCTTTCTTGATTTTTTCTCTTGCTTCTTTTGGTAGGTTCTTAAGAATCTCTTTGTCGTGTTCCGTCTTGGGCTCTCTAAGCTCCTCAAGTTCATACTCCGACAGAATTTTCTTATATACCCCGTCCTTATAAGAGGTGCTCCTTGTCGCTATAACATCATAAGGGTTAAGGAGAATGTATCGAATAGGTATTTGCCCGGGCTTTAACCCTTCTCCTCCGTATATCTTATTTAATTTCGCAAAGTCTTTGGTTGTGAATTTGCCATCTACTCTATACAGGAAAACATTTCCGGATCTATAGTATTCACGAAAGAATTGATCCTTAAGATCCCAAAGGTTAATTTTAGCAAACCATTTTTCTACAAATTTTCTTGACTTTTCTGTCCCTCCCTCGACGTGTATGGCTGAATTAGCCAGTTCTGACATTATATCTATTGCGTTTCTAAATATAGGAACATTAGCGTAAGCTCTTTGGCACAAGTCTACGGTTTCCCTTATGTCCACCCCATTCGACTTAAAGTCATACGGGAGTATTCCTTCTTTTATATTTGCGTATGGAGATCCTACTCCCTGACTTCTCTTGGAAGATCCTTGGTTAACTCTAGACGAACTTCTATCATAAGATGCGGTCCCCGCTGAGCTAGCTTGGGCATAAGTACTCACATAGTAATTGTCTCCAGCCAATATAGGGCCTGTGTTCTCCTGACTAATAAGGCTTTCTAAGGGGAGGTTTTTAGTTTGGAACTTTTGCCAATACTCGGATCTTTTTGTATATTTACGTTTTTGCGGCATATTATTATAATACACACACAAATTCAAAAGTCTAACAAAAGTTAAAAGTCGACTTTGGACTTTATGGTTTTATCTGTCACTAACAGACGATATCGCAGAAATGATAAAGCTCAAATTAAAGGCATCAATTCGAGGGATATTTAAATTACTTTTCTTTTCTCCTATAACAAACCCGGATACATCTTCGCTTTCTTTTAGTAATTGAGATATGAAGTCATGCGCTCCATGGGCTTTTAACCACTCCCAATAAAAACTTCTAGATCCTTTCTCGCATTTTAATAAAACGTCTTCGAATATAAATATCTTCCCGTAAAGAGTAACATCCCGGAAGCAAGAAATCTCACTAGGAGGGGCTGAGAGGGGAGCTTCTATGATCAAGTTCATAGAAGTAAGTTACACTCCTCATCTGTCTACAATTGGGCTGTAGGCTTAATCCTGTGTGAGAAATTTTATTATAATGGATTAAATAAAGGCTTTATGTTATTAACTATTCCCATGGCATAACAAAAATCAATATCAACGGCATTTAAATACCATTTGATGCTTTCGTACCTTGGTTGGTTTTCGTCTTTCACAAGCATTAAGGCTTCTTCCCTATTTAAATCGCCTTCTCTAATTTGATTGCTTCTAAAAGTATCGTTTTCCGTGAAACCAGCGACATTATAATAAATATAATTATAAAACCCAGCAGTTCCGTCACCGATTCTCCAGCTAGACGAGGTGTCCGGAGAAAGCTCAAAAGAGTATTTTTTTAATATTTTATCCACGGGACTCTCATCCCATTTCCAGTAATCAAATATATGAAAGTAATCTCTTTTTTTAGCAAACGTTCTATAAAACTCTCCAGATAAAGTATCATAAATGGAACTATTGAAATAATCTAAATTTTCAAACATTCTCCCCAGCCGGAGTCGTTGGTAATTTAGTTGATTTAAAGTGCCGCTAGAATACACCAGCTTTTCCTCGAAATTAGGGGGAACTCCAAGAAATCCAGCCTTAAAGTGGGTTACTTCCAAAGGGTTTATTCCCCATAAATTTAAATTAATTCCAGTTGATTTTTTAACATCATTGATATATTTAAAAAAATGTTTGTCACCAGCCGTAAGCAAGCTGATCATCCCCAGGTGTGGTGATTTCAACCAAGCTAATAAATTTTTTTGTATATTTAATCTCTTTCTTGGGATGTCTGCAGCAAAAATTATATTTTCCACGCCTAGGTCAGCGCAAATTCTGCTAATATTCCTTCTTGCCAAATCGGTTACCATACCCCAATCATAAGTATACGTTATTGGCTTTAGACCCAGTTCGCTAACAGCCATGTCCAAACAAAAAAAACTGTCACGACCCCCGCTTAAAGGGATTATACAATCGCTTCCGATCTCTCTGCGATACCTCTCTACTAATTCAAAAAGCTCCTCCTTAGGACGAGGAATATTTCTGGGGGCATAATTGTGGCAATAGTTACAAACACCTTCGGAGTCGAATCTAATAAATGGCATTGTCTCTGGGAGAATGCATTTAGAACATCTTTTAAGATCATGCTCTCGATGTATTAATATCTTTCTTTCTGAATTTGAAAAAGTCAAGGCCGGAAGCAACTTAAGCCTAGGTTTTTTTAGTAATGAAATTGCTGGGGCAGAATTTAAAATGCAACAATCTAAAATCTCCGGTTCATAAATTTGTTTAATGTTAATGCACTTAATCTTTTTTAAAAAAGATTTTTCAGACGCAAAGACGAAATGATCACCAAGCACCCCTAGGAACAAGCTTCCGTTGTTAGAAAATAAAATAAGCTTGCCTTCCTTGGGCAAAAGGATCGCACACGCAATTGTCCCAGAGCATTTATGGATAATTTCCCGACATAATGATTTATAATCAGAATTTCCGATTAAAAAAGACCTTGTGATTTCAGCAATAATTTCAGTATCTATTTGCAGAGACCTTTGATTTTCCGAAGACTTCCATAGTTCTTCATGGTTTATTATGATTCCATTATGAAATACAACAATGTCATCTTTGTAAATTGGTTGGTTATCTGAGTTTCCATTGGTAATAAGCCTGCTGTGGCCCAAGGCAATTTTTATTTTTTTCGTAGATGCTTGGCCATAAAGACTTGTAATTGAATAGTCTGCTTTTTGAATATCAAAAAAATCCTCTGAGCCTACAAGAATACCACTGGAATCTTTGCCTCTTGATTCAGAAAGTTTCGCCAAACGCTTAATCTTCTTATCTTTTAAAGTGAAATAATTATCACTTATAACTCCAAAAATTCCACACATTTCTATTTAATTTATAAATCTTTCGGGATAAAAGAATTTTGTGGTTTTTATTTTATCAATAATCGATTGTGGCAAAATATCTTCAATGACTTGCTCTGGAGGAATAAAGCACTGCGACCAATGCTTGTCACTATATAATATTCTTCTCCCACTGCAAATTATATTTGAACCATCTGTATCTAATCCGGCCACATTTTCTTCGTGCTGATAAAAATTTGACATTTTTTGCTGCAACCAGCCGTCTACAGAGGATGTGGGCCAATTTGTGTCTTTTATATTTTTAACTAAACTTGTCTGAGTACACATAGTTAATCCTCTTTTTATGTTTTCAGCTACAAATGTGCCCGTATGCATGGTTTGGACATTAAGAAATAAACCCTTTTTAATATTAAACCAATCATATCCCTTTTGCAGTATAGAGTGGGAAAGTTCAAATCTATCTGGGGAAGAGTAGTCATCCGAACCGCATAGAGCATAAGACTCACCCTCTGAGTACTGTGCCATAAGCCACCATTTTTTAGATAAGGGCAATCTCTTTTCTAGTGGAATATATTTGATTTTCTTGCACCCAGCCAAAACCAGTCTTTCTCTAAATTCCGATAGTCCAGCTTCGCCAAACATACCCTCAACCCCCTGTTCTTCGGAAATAATAAGTTCCCAGTTAAGGTTGCATTCTTGACGGCATAAGCTTTCTAGCTGCAGCCAAATAATATTTGAATTTGCAAATGTAGGCAAAGCCGCAGTCAAATGAATTTTACTCATAATATCTCCCCTTTTTTAATTAAAATACTTCTTGAACAAATCATAGTGTGTGTAAAAGTCATTCAATATGTAATCATTTATATCTAGCTCAGATAATGATTTATATTTATATTGAGCTCTAATGTTTTTATTAAGTTTTTTGTTCAAAATATTTAAAACTTGATTCGTGTCACAGGCAGCATCTTTGTTGCAAAATTTTAATAATTCGTATAATTTCGTTGTATTATTAAAGATATCTTTGGAGTAAATTGTAAAAAAAGTATTTTTTGGCAAATTCGATATTTTATCATAAATATATTTGTTTGTTTCCGTCCACAACCATAAAATCTTGGATGATTGATTAAGGCCATTCCAGATGGCGTTATAATTAGTATCTTTTTTCGGCTTTATTCTATTTTTATCCCAGTGCAAGTCGGTTTTGTAATATTCTCTATTTAGTCCGGAATTGATAAATTCTATTGGCTCTCTTATCATCCAGACATATTTGCAAGCATCAAAAAAGTACTGAAAGTATTCATGAACAAAAGTAACTTGAGGGCTTGTTTCGATATATGTATTGATTTTTAATGTTGACCATATGTTTTTACGTTTTGATTCTATTTCTGATAAAATAAAATCTCTATCTATCTCAGGGCCTCCGTAAGCTTTTGAGCCTAACTCAAACAATAATGGATGTGGCTCGTGGTAGGAAGAAATGCCGTCAAAGCTTTTAAGTATTGTGTGAATTGTTTCAGTTCCAGCTCTTCCTGCAGATAGGAAGAATATTCCTCGATCTCCGTAGATCATAATGCAAGACCTTTAGTCGCATAAACTCTATTGTAGTGCCCGGTGAAAACCTTAAACCCCATGTCTGTTAGAAACTCAATAATATTATTCCTGATAACCTCGTCATACCAAGCAGCTACTACAATTCTCATATAATTAGATGATTGTAATAATTTCTTCATACCAACTAATGCATCATATTCTGAAAGGTTAAGCTCGATAGTAATATATGTAGGAGAAAACCCCGCCTCCTTAAACTCGTTCTCCAAAAGAGAATCAACACTTCTGACCGGAAACTCCTGAGATGGCTTTACACTACCGTAGCCGTATCTAGAATGAACCTTATTCATTTCATTAGTTTGTAGCTGCTGACTGCTAGTATATAAAGTTTTGAGTGTATCCTCGGAAGATATACAAGTATTATATGTATCAACATTATCGCAACACGAAGTGTTTTCTACGAGTAGGTCATAGTTTGATTCAATTCCCTCTATAGATAAAACCTTGCCTGTTGTCCCAACTCTTTTGGATAGATATCTAGCCCCTAGACCTATATAAGCTCCTAATTCTAAAACATGGTCACCCTCTTTCAAGGTGAATTGATTTAATAAATTTCTCTTAATGTCGTTAGGTATATCTATATTTAAGATATGGTCATATTGTAGTATGTCTCGGGCAATGGGGTAACCTTGAGTAGGAGTTGGGGGTTTATTATAGGATTTAAAGGTTCCACAAAGATAGTAATGAGAATCTAAGTACCGGCTTGTTACGTCTTCCGAACTAAAGTCTGTTAGGGTTTCGTTAGTTATCCCGGTTAGATTTGAAACGTACGTCTGGAAACGCCTATTAATGGGGTGCTGTTTTTTTGGAGCATCGTGCTCCACCCCTTTAATGTGTTGGTCGGAACCTATGTAAAGTGGATTTAGTAAATTATTTTTATCTAAAATTTCCCCAAACACCTCAAAGTATTTAATCTTTGATTCTCTACACATGGATCGTAACTCAAAGTTTAATTTTGCGGATCTGCTGAGTCGCTTGGAGTAGTTTATGTCTTCTGCGAATTCAGCACTAGATATCACCTTTTCCGCTTCATTTGTTAATATAATTGAAGAAGTGTATTCGAGTGCTTGTTGCGCATCAACAGGAGTAGGGGGGTTAATTCCGCATATGACGATTTTTTCCCTAGGAAACACCTCGGAGATGGATTCTATTAAGACCTTACAGGCTCGAACACACTCCTGAATATATTCAATGTCGCTAATATTTTCTTGTTTAACATATTTTTTATAAAAAAATTTAAGATCTATATCTACTTGTCCGAATTTTAAAATTAAAAAATCTATATTAGGGTTTTTGTTAATGTACTCCTTTATTTTATCTAACACTTCTAGGGTAGATATTCTTTTTACCAACCCGGTGAGGGTGGCCCCGCTGAGAGCGTTGACATCTATATTGGCTCCATTGATAGCGATGTTGTTAAAACTCCTAGCATGAGAGTCTCCGAACACTGATATATTATATTTTATCATGATGGTTCGTAGTCTGTAAAAATTCTTAATAGATAAATATATGGGAATATATCGTCCTCGCCAGAAAAGCCTTTTCCAGAGTATGCCGATAATGATTGGTGATTTCTATACCTTAAGGCATAATCATCAATTTGATTTTTGAGAAAATCAGTATTAATGTCAAAAAAAGGAGCCCAGTAATAAAATTGTAATTTAGCTAAAATATTTAAACTATTCTCCACCTTGTCGGCAAGCGCATGCATGAGGCGATGAGGGAGTTGGTAGAAACTTTCATCTGATGTATGTTTGTAAACAGAAAAAAGCCCTTCGACTAATTCTAAATTTTCATGCAAATGATGATCATATCCGGGAGCCAATAAAGATTTGTAAAGACTAATATTTTTATCGAAAAGGTTCTTATTATAATAATCCAGCACTTTATTTAAATCATCCATAGACCCCAAGAGGCAATAAAGATCAGCCCTTGTTAATGATTTAATGCTTGGTATATTACTTTCAGGAGAATCATCAATTCTCCAGTTATTAAAACCATTTTGTAAAAAATTATTGGCTATACCGAAGACCTGTTCTGCGTAGTTGTAATATATGTTATTTTGAGTGATTTGGTAATGGTCATACAATACCTTTGCGATCCATAAAGAGTGCTGTACATTAAAATCTTTTGGGTTGTACGCTCCCTTGGAATCCAAACGAATAATATACGGTAGGTAATTTTGGTTTACGGCTGTCGTTTGATTTATATAAAATACAACTTTATCTATAATTTTTTGTTTTAGTTCTAAATCGGTTAATAAATCATATGTCATGGCATATGCTTCTATTATTGTTGTGGGCAAGGGTGGGCTTCTTGTGACCAGAGCTCTCCTTACATCCCCTTCCTGGGTTATGAATTTATTAATAAAAATGTCTGTAGATAATTTCATTGATTTTCATCTCCAGTAAATATTAGATCCATAAAGTTTTTTATCATTTGTGATATCCCCGAGTCATTAATGCATCTTCCGAAAGTGATGGACCCTGCTGATAAAACATGAGAATTGTCTATTGTGTGATACAATATATCCGCTCCTCCACGATTGGGATTTCTCCCCTTGCCTATTAAGGCAGCATTTTCGAGGTTCATTCTTTTGGTGATAAATCGATGGTTGACTTTATCGGTTTCATGCCCACTTGGTTTCTGCACATCATAATCAGACCCGATTTCTTCTCCTTTTAACCAATTGGTGCCTTTGGTCAAAAAATGGCCCTCATTAAGGCATGAAAAAGTTGCATAAGTATTATATCCCGACTCATCATAGAACATGCCTAATATTTCATAGGGGCAAACATCTACTGGATTTTCTTTTGCGAATTCATCGACTGCAAAACCGCTTTCATATTTGTTTTGGACATAATTCCAGGGGTAACCCATTTTTTCTATTCGATTTTTTTCTTTATTTAATAATACTTTTCGCCATATGGCATTCCCCCCTAGATACAAGAGACTGGTATCCGTATGGTTAATGCAACCCCAAAGATTATAATACATTTGATGGGACCAATATTCTGGATGGCAGTTCAACAATATTAGCTTTCTCCCTTCAAAGGATGACGCATCAATTAAATCCAAATCCGAAACAAAATCAAAGTTATAACCATTTTTGCGCAACCACTCCCAAACATAGGTTTCTCCAAAAAATTGATGAGACCTATCAGGGGTAAATGAACCAGATAAAAAATAACCCATTTCTTTACTTGTGCAAAGGTTTGGTTTAGAAAAGGAACTCACAGAACATTCATTATTCCTGCCCCTGGGATTAAGTTTGCTCGCCTGGTTGTATTCATTATCACTTTCTAAGTAGTCCTCATAAAACGCACCTCCCGTTAAGCAAGAATCATAAGCGCACCATGTATTTGTGTTCACGACAACCATTATACTAGACGGAGGCCCATCATTTTTAATAATAATAGGAAGATTGAACTCTTCTCCGCCAGAGGATAATTTTATCGCATACATCCCGGGCTGAAAAATAGATGCATCTATTGAGAAAGTTTCATCCCAGTTGCATCCTTCAGCAAATGCTAATTCTCCTATGGCTTGTTTCAGGGCGGGGGATTGAGTGTTATGCACCTCCTCTTTGGTCAATACATCAATAATAGAAACGCCAATCATTGGAAACTCGGAACTAACCCTAACTGGAATTTTTTCTGTTCGAGAAAAGGATGTTTTATCCGTATATCCTGCAATCTTGGAATGATATTGAATAGCCATCTCACCTACCCTATAAACATCGGCTGAAAAGTCGTTTGCCAATTCGTACAATCTACATTCATGTAATCATAATAAGTCTTAATCATCCAATTTCCAAGAACAATTGCAGAATATGAATCCTTCCTTGCTTTATTAGGCCCGGAAGTTCTCTTCAACACGTCAGGTAAGTCAAAACTTTGATGGCCTTGTGGTGTGGTTTTAATCTGAATTAAAGCGCATTCTGTTTTAGTCAAATTCACCATGTCGTATTGATGCTCAACAAAGTCAATCATCTTTGCTGCTGCAGACTCCTTTTCGTCCTGCTCTACGAAATTTGCAAATTTAAGGTTTTTTATGGGTATCTTCTTTTTTATTTCCGCCGTATAATAATCATCAATTGGCCTACTGCCGAATGCAATTTTCTTATGGTCGAAACTAGCTTGCAGTAATTCATTTGCCCTACGAATCCATTGGCTAGTGGGCTTTCTTAATATACAAATCTTTTTCGAGTCCAAGTCATACTCTCTTCTGGCTTTTCTTAAATCGTTTTCATACTCCTCGGGTTTATCAAAATCAGCAGTGATAAAATCTATCTTTATGTTGGAATCCTTAAACTTCTTACTCTCATTCACAGCATTTAAAAATTGAACCCCTCCGTTATAATCCCCCACTATAGAAACAATATTAAAATACTTTATCAAGTAGTGGAAGTAATTTATATGCTGCTTTAAGGAAGTCCCCGCCAACGCATACGAATGAACTAATGTTCCCATCTGTTTTTCATCATGTAGTTTAAATACATGCATCGCAAAATTATCAGAGCTTTCCGATTCCGCCCAACTTGGGTCAAAGGCCAAGAGGTATTTGTCCTTGGGGTTGCCCGCCACTTCCATGGAAGGTTCCATTCCGTCTTGAACCGTACATGCAGCCATTCTGGAATTCTTAAAATACCCACTGCTGTCATCAGTAAATAAAGAACCGAATTCTCTATCGAACTGACTTTGGGACATTGTGGATTTTGATTGTTCTATCAAGTTCGAGTCGTATAGTTTTTCGGGAGCGCAATCGTAACTAAAGTGCATAATGCATCTCGTCGCATCGCTATTTTCTCCTTCAGTGTCTTTTCCCGTTATTAGATTATCAAATTTCTCGTATACTTTGTAGAGGTACTCAAATTTATATGAAGCCGATGACAAAGCTATTAGCTTGTTGTGAGGCCATTTATAGCGATCCTCCTCATTCATTTTGCCTTCGTTAATTAATTTGGTTTCTAGATCGTGCATCCGTTGCTGTTCCATAGGGTTCTCCACGACGGACAAGAACGGAACTATAACTTCGTTATAGATCGATTCCGGCATCAACAGGAACTCATCGATAATTATCCTATGGAAACGAAAACCACGCAGCTTAGAGCCATCGCCTAACGGCAATGCCCGTATGCGTGAGGAGCCTATTTCCATAAGCCATTCGTCGTTGCTTTTGGATTTATGGGTTATGCATTGACCCAGCATCTTTGCCTCCGGCTTCGCGGCAATATCTTCGATCTTCTTGAAGATGAGTTTCGATTGTCTAAAGGATTTACTCAGGATACCGATCTCAACTCCTTGGTTTAATATCGCATCAAGAAATGCGAAAATTCCGGTAGTAAAGGATTTCGATAAACCCCGACTCCATATACCGAGGAAGTAATCGGTCTTCATCATTCCCTTGATGGCCATATGTTGAAATGGGAAAAGATCCACTCCGGACAACAGGCTTACCGCGAAAGTAGTGTTTTCCCTTAAGAACTTATATAACAAAATTCGGGCTTCTTCTTCGTCTACGACGCCCTCTATTTCGCTAAGCTCCTTATTGTAGTCAGGGTATTTTTGTCTAAGTTGTGATCCTATCTCCCAAGTCATAATCTTCCATGTCTTTGTTTAAAAAATATTGAACGTCTGATTTCTTTACTTTTTGCCCGTGTTCTAAAAGCAAAGGAGTAAGTCTATATGCTTCGCTTCTCGTTCCGGCAAATACAAATTGGCAAACATCATGATAGTCATGAGTCACAACTCGCATATTGTGATATATGAAACCTAGCTTATGCTTATGAGAAGAGAACTGGTTGTTTCTCCATATTCGTGATAAATCACTTTCAACCAAAATAAATAGAAATGCTCCAAATTGCCTAGCCCTATCTAGCTCCCTCTTGAATCTATCGATGTTCCCTGCGGATAAAGTTCCCTTATAATCTTCTTCGCTTTTTCTATCGATGTATATGTAATTATAACTATCTCCACCAAGGGTATAATCACCAAAGTCCAGCTTTAACGTTTCGGAATTAATATAGGAATACGGCTTCTGTTCTCTGGTGTCAACGAAGATAGGTAATCCTTTCGTGGGTTCCTGCTTGAAAAAGCCGGGGGGCGCTCCCTGCCCGTAAAGGGCCTCTTTCCCTAATTCCTTACATACATTCGCGTATGAGCCGAAAACCTCTCTGTAGGTATCCATAGGCGGCAATTTGGATGTTTCTAGCTCAATGGAGTTGGGGACAAGCTCCAGCTTTTTGGATTTCATCCTGTTTTTAAGCAAATTAAATATGTAACTCTTCACCTCCTCCTTTGGAGCCTTGGAGCACCACTTTATCATTTGGGGCCTGAAAGTAAAATCAGAATTAAAATACGATTCCCAGTTCTTGAAGGGCAAGGGGCTTCCCGTCAACTTATTCTTTCGCGGGTAATAAGTTAAATAATATTCCTTTTGAGTGCTTTTGTGAATTCTTGATAAATGATTGTGGAGACCACTAATCGATTTAAACTCTTTTTCACAGATTTTACATTTAAATTTTTGTCGCGAATCCACCATCTACCATTGCCCTATTGAGAGATTTGTTATTGCTGTCGAATATCTCCCCTATTATTCTACCGTATTTTCCTATCTTCTTTGATATTAATGTAAGTTCAGGTTCATTATATAGTAAATGAGAAAGTTTATCTTTTGATATAAACCCTCTTTTCTTTTCTTCTTTATCTCTTGTTCTTGTTTCAGGAGCATCAATGTCCGCAAGCCTTATTCTCTTTTTAGTCATTATGTTAAAGCCCAAATCAATTAATACGTCCACAGTATCTCCGTCTACAACACTTACAACTTCTTTGATTTTATATTCGTACATTATATGACGTCTGATTTATCAATACCCAAAACCCTGGCTTTCCAGGAATCCATACCCTCTATTTTGTCCGCTTCTTCTTGTATTAATAGTTTTTGCTTCTCAGCCATGTCCAACATGCGCTTCCTCTCCTCTTCTTCTTGGAACGCTTGGACTAAAGATAACATAGAAGCATTAGAATCTTGCCTACTCTTCAACCTGACAGCTCTATCCCCGTTGAGTTTCTTTATTAATGATTCCTGTCTCTGTTCGCATTGGTGATATTCTCCGCTTTTGGCTTTTAGGATTTCTGCTAACCTTACCGTCATTTCAGTTTGGTCTTCAGCATCGTCGAACATGCGGTTCAATTTCTCCATATTTCTATTGATGTTTTTTAAATTTACATAATCTATACATACATTGATATAAAGATTAATTTCATCGTTTGTTAAATCGGGTTTATTCCAAGTTGCCCGGATGAACTCCGCCTCAAATAAAGTAGCGTCATCTTTGCCGTATCCCATTATTATTTGGGAGAATCTTGGAGAGTGCAAATATTTCTCCAGTTGAGTAATGCAATCTATCTCTAGTCTTTTAAGATTCTCTAAATTTAGTTCCGCCTGAGCTTTCTCATTCACCTTATTGACCAATTTTGATTTGCCGCTGGGAGGGATATACCTCACCATCTTCTCGTCATCCCTTTGGGCCTTTACGAAATCCGGAGAGTTATTTTTGAGAAATTTAGCAACAGCCCTTTGTTCTAACCCAAGGTTCTTAACTTCCCTATCGGAAAATATAATCTGAGCTATGGCAAGAGACTTCAACCCACTTTCATATAATTCGAGAATTTCCTCTTTCTGTTCGTCGGACAACCTAACTGCAGTTTTCTTTGCGTTGTTCCTTGTCTTGTATTTGTATTTTTGTTTTACCATATATGCCGCGACGATTTTCCCTTCCTTGCTCCTCCCATCTATCTTCTTATTCTTGTATACTGCTTGAGTAAGCAGGATCAAGTCCGGAATACTTAAGTAGTTCTTGTCTATAAATTTTTTCTGTTCTTCAGTTAAGTCCATATCAATAAAAGAAATCGTTTCTGCTTATTATTCTCTCTGCCTTTTGCCGAAGCATCTTCTTCAGGTTTTTAATTTGCTTATACCCTGCCTTCCTTCCCTTCTCGGATGTCTTATATCCTAAAATTGCCGCGACCTCTTCCTCTGGTATGTTTTTTATAAATAACATTTCATATATATTATAATGCTTTTCAGATAAATTTTCTTTTAATAGACCGTTCATCTTTGTTATGGCGTCATCAATATTATCTGAGTTTCTTGCTTCCCCGCTCATCTCAACGGGGATCTTTTCTATAGATACTGCCATTTTTATATCATGGGCATGCCTCTTGGACGCATACCATTTGGCAAATAAAGGGCATTTTACGTCTTGGTACCCACTCGGAGTAAACGAACATAAATCCCCATCAATCTCAGGAGAGCTAAACGGACAATTCACACACGGCTTAGCAAAATTATGGTAATAATTCCTCAGTATGTTTTTTAACTGATTGGATATTATTTTATTTATCCAAGGCAATAAAGATCTCTCCTGATCCCATTGATGCCATTTCTTAAATATATGAGCTCGAATTATTTGTTCAACGTCATTAAAGTCTATCCAAGCTAAGGAGTTTAATTTCCACTTTCCTCTCCTTTTGACTATCTCGTGGTCAATTTCTTTTGATTTGTCTTCATACGTAAACTTTTTCTTGCTCATTAACCAATTGAATGCCGGCGACCAGGCAAACAGTCATCCATGGATGTTTTAATGGGATCTTCACTTTGTTTTGTTTTCCCTTTCGAGATTCTACCCAACTCTTCTTTGGGTGTTTCGGCCAATTCCTCAAAAGTGAATTTTTTACCAAAAGAATAATCAATGTCTACATCTAAGTCGCTTATTTGAGGGATGAATTCCTTTTCCTCCTCTCTTTCCTTGTCTTCATGCCTAGGAGCCTTCCCTTTGGAGGCTGAGGCATGCTTTCCATCCAAAGGAACTCCGCAGGCTGAGCAGAACTGAGGTTTTTGTAAAGAGTATTCTATTTTTGCTCCGCATTCCGGGCAATATAAGTGAGCCATGGTAACCTCCTATCGTTTTGATTTCTTCCAAAACAACTTAAGGTAATCTATTATTAACCCTTCGTCCTCTTGGCTTAATTCTTTTTTATTCGAGAAAACTATCTTTAATTCCCCCATCTGTTTTCCCTCTTTATCTTTGACTGGGAACACTTTTTCATTGAGAATCCCAGCCTGAATCTCGAATTCTTTTTTTCCCTTTCGGATGAATATTATCTTTTCAGCGTGGAGGTTCTCGATTAGCGTCTCCGCTTTATTCTGTATCTCATTTTCTTCCTTCTCTTGCTTGCCTTTATTATGCTTTATTTTTAACCATGCCAAAAGCAAAGTAGTCAAAGAACTGATGACTGCTATTATTACCTCACTTGATCCTATTTGCGATATCTCATTCATATATAAGGATATACTATCGAAAATTTTAAAAAAATCAATTAAATTTCTTTAAATGTACACTTTATTCGAAAATTATATCCTTTTTTAGAGAAATTCTTTCTTTTTGCCAAATAGACAATGAGCGGTTCTTTAATCTTAAGACAACCATCTTCTCCCCATGATGTTGTCCACCCGTCTGAGTGAATTCCTTGATGACGCAAGCCTTTTGTAGACCTAAGTCGGGAGTAAGAATCTTACAGTCCATTAGTTAATCTCATTTAGAAGAGACGAAACTTTATCTTTTATTAATTTTTTTTGATTGTACCAAGGAATTCTTTCGTTAATCTCCCAGTGGTCAATTTTATTTTTATAATGATCTTTTTCATTAAATAAAGGAGGAGTGTCATCCATAATGATTATTTTATACGCCCAATCTATATCATCTTTTGTCAAATTAGAGACGAACCTTGCCTGACCCCTGCTTGCTCTTGAAGATGGCCATCTGCCTTGTCCGTGAACACTCATCATGAATCTAATGGAGAATTCAATCATTTCGTCAAATTTAGAGAGTGCGTAATTTGCCCGACGCTTTGCCGGATCTCTTGTCGCGACGAATAAAATGTTCTCCATATGATATATTACACGTTCTTCTTGTGGTATTTTAACCTTTTTATTATGTATTTTAAAATTTGACTTCTTTTGATATCGCTCTCAGAGAAGGCAAAACAATGAATTCCCTTCGATTCGCTTTCATTGTCATTGAAGATATTGTACATCGGCATGAAACCAGATCTTGAGTTAATGTCGCTCTGCATCGGGTCTCCGCAAATAAACAATTTACTGTCCTCCCCCAACCTAGTTATCAAAGTAGTAAGCTCTTGAAACGTAAAATTCTGAGCTTCGTCTGCCACTATGATCTTATTGGTCCAACTAGCCCCCCTTAAGTAGTTTATGGGCATGGCTTGAACCCTACCCCTCTCAAGCAGTTGTCTCTGAATCGTAGGGCTTGTTTTTACCGGTAACATTTCGTCAAGCTTATCCTTGAGTGGGGCCATATAAGGATTCAACTTCTCTTCCATGTCTCCCGGCAGAAAGCCCAATCCCTTCTCAGCACTTTCAATGACCGTTCTAACATAAAGAATGTCTAAGTCGTCATTACCGCTCATTTCCTTGAGACCCGCATAAACAGACATAAAAGTCTTAGTACTCCCCGCAGGACCACTAATGAACATTATCTTGGTCTGTTGGTCGAAAGCTATATCAAGAAATTCATTTTGTTTCGCAGTGAACTTTTTGTGCTTGATATATAATTTCGGCATTATCTCTTGGCTATCCTTGCTACTGTCCTTGTTCTTCTGTTGAGGCATTACAAATCCTTTCTATTATTAACTGTTTTTTATTTTTACTCGAATGAAACCAAACCCAATGAGGGCTTGAAGTCATATCTAAAACGCTTTTTCTCATCTTCTCCACCTCTTGCTCAAGAGCTTCTACATGAGATATCGAAATATCCTCTATGGATACATCCAATTGTTTCGCGCAATCAATGAATTTATTTAAATTCCCCTCTTGTTTCGCTTGGGACAATTCTTGAAATAATTCCTCATTGCCGGATTCTTTGTCCGGGTGACTTCTTAGGGCAGCCTGCCTATATGCACTCTTCACGACCTCGTCGTCGAAGGACATTTTACTGTCATTCTCGTCTTCAGTTTTTTTCTTTGTAAATGGAGATGCTAGGTTATTATCGTCAACGTAACCCATGACAGCTGCATAGAATTCGCTCCATGCCATCTTTTCTATTTTTTCAATAGAATCTTTTTCTTCATTCAGCGTCTTCCACTCGTTCCTTGCCCGATAGTATTCCCTTTTTGCGTAGTCCATTAAATTTAGCTTTTATTACAGTGAGTCCATCAAACGAAGCTTCACAGATCTTCATGCCGGCAGCACTAGCCGCACTAGATATCGGCTTTATTTTTAAGACCGCCAATAAAAGACAAGTTCCACCCATGAGCCATAAGAATATTATTAGAGGTGTCTTCCCGTCAATTTCCTGAATGGCCGGTTTCGCGGCCACAGTTATATCTTCGGCGGCAAATTCCTCTTTGCTAATTGTATTGTCATTGTTGCTGTCAACGTAATTAAAGACCTCTTCCGCACTAACCTTCGGCGGGGGCGCAAGATGCTCGTTGGGCTTGAAGTGCTTTATAATATTCATTGATCCACATCCCATGCTGAACAATAAAAATAAAAACAAAAGAAATTTAACCTTCATAACTGTATAATACATATTACACGAATGAAATCAATTATTACTGCAATCTGCGAAGAATTCTCCGATCATTTTGTCGAAGAACCAAATGAAGTTGTCGTTTTTGTCAATATGAGGCATAAACAAGAAATGATCAGCCGCCTAGAATGCCTAGGATGCAAACTTATGAAGGATACTAAGAAATTCTGCTTCAATACTCTTTTATTCTCTAAACCTACGTGGAAACCGACGAAATATTTAGGCTGATGGATATGTGGTATGACGGCAAATATAACCAAGTCGCCATACAAGTTCAATTCCTTTCGCATAAAGATTTTTCCCTTTTTCTATATTACCTTGGGAATTTTTATGGAATCGAAGAAATCAAAACACTTTCCAAATTCATAGATTTTCAATAATACCCCCCCCCTTTAAGACGCTTGTTAAGCTAGTAGCCCTTCCCAGTTAGCCGCCCACACAGAAACCGTAATGAATTCGAAGGAGGGGATATTGAAGAATAGGCCCCCGGGCCTATGCGCTCCGCTTATCGCATTCACAATTTTGAATAATGGGGGAGGGTGGTGGCATTTGGAAGTCTAGAATTTAACTTCCAAGGCGTTTGGAAGTGAACTCAAGCGAGGGATCTGGACGCAAGGAAGCCGGGAGGCGCTTTTTCCTCCCGGCTCCCGGTTCTCGATTCCTTCCTATCTCAAGATTTCCCAGACTTCTCCGGCGGTAACGAATTCAACAATACCCGAAAGGGCGTAGGTTCTGACGTATATCTCTTCTTTCAATGCCTCTTGATTTTTCGGCTTGTAGCTTGGACGGAGACAAGGCGTGACTTCTTCCGGGTCTATGTCCATCCCGGTGGCGGTCTCGAAGTAGCGTAAGGGGCTTAGACGGTCTCCCATTCGGCACCGGAGGTAGTGAGTTAGTTTGCCCTTGTTGGGTCCGGATTTCGGGGTGCATTCAACGATGCTTGAAACCTTCCCGGTCTCCGGGTTGAAAAGACGCTCCCCAAAGGGAGGGGGAGCAATGTCGAAGTCGGGAAGGTCTGCCCGGCTCCTTCCTGGGTTCTCCTTCAGCCATTGGCGTTCCAAGCTACTTCCGTGATACATTGACGCACCCCAAAGGATTTGCCCATGGTAACGCTTGGTTACGTCTCCGGTCTTAAACTGCCCCCCGGCTTTCATTGCCGGGCACGTGTTCGCCGTCATAGTGGCGAACCCGGTGCCCCGGAAGGTTAAGAGTTCATTCTTGAACTCGGCTTGATTAAGTGCCCGGACTTCTCCGGGCGTGGTGGTGGTGTTGATTGTAAGTGCCATTGTAATTATCCTTGGTTTAAGTTGCGGTTGTCGAAAGAAAATTGCTCCAACTCCTCTTCTAAGTCCGTTTCGGCGTTGGGGTCTTGGTAGGTCTCCACCTCATCCCATTTTACTGGGGAAAGTCGATCATATCGTCCAACCTCTATGTCGTGCATAAACTTGTCGTGCATATCGTCTTTAGCGTCTTGCTGTTTTTTCTCCCATTCCTCCTCCGACATTTCAAGCAATTCCTTCGTGTCATCGGCGGGAGGCTCATTGTATAGGTCGAAGATTTTTTGCTCCACCTTCTCCACTAGGTTCTTGAGCCGGAGAACTCTGTTGGGACTGTGTCCGTTCCCAATGTTCGCTTGGCTATGCGCCAACGCTAAGAGAAGGGAGGAGAGAAGTTTTTGGTACTTGTTCATGGTTTGTCTTTTTTTTGTTTAGGTGATGAATTTTAACTAGTGCCACCTTCGGCACACAATCAACAACGCACACTTTTCGAGGGATTGCAAATTAAACTTTGTTTTTTTTTCGTGGGCTTTTGTGCGTATATAATAGATGCGCGCCTAAGATCCGGGAGGTCGGCACCTCCGATCCTTAGTTTACGTTTAAGGATTCTCCTCCCGATCCGGGAGGTCGGCACCTCCGATCCTTAGTTTACGTTTAAGGATTCTCCTCCCGATCCGGGAGGTCGGCACCTCCGATCCTTAGTTTACGTTTAAGGATTCTCCTCCCGATCCGGTGCCGGTTCCTCTCGTTCTCCTTCTTCTATTTTATTGCATCTATTTTCTTTTCTATTTTCTCGAGTCTATTTTCTTTTCTATTTGTATTTGAACGAAAAAAAGACGCCCCCACTTTCGGAGGCGTCTTTTGGTTTTCTCTTCTGTTCTTATAGTATTACCGCAAGGTAAACTATTCCGGCTATTAGTATTACTTCCATATCAAACTTGAGACAAGGCGATTGAGTGCAAAACCTTTTCGCCATTCTCGCGGGTCTTTGTCCATTCATCATCTTGCGTAATGATGTTGAGCAACTCGTTTTTGCGTTCCGCTCCGGTGCCGAATTCGCTTGAAACGAATTGTTTGCCTTGGTCGAACTTATCCGTTCCGGCGTATCCGCTTGATTCGTGGCTATAGTAATCCGTTCCGGCGTGGTATACGTCGAGACGATTCGAGCCAAAGTTCCCTTTCCCATGTTGGAAAAGTTCGCAAAGTCTATCTGTGGTATTCAGAATGCGAGTGGCTCCGGTTTGCGTCTTTGCTTCCCTGCCTTGGGAGATGAATCCGGCAAAGA